GCTCAATTCAAATCCTACAATATTGCCAATTAATATAGAGCAAATTAATAATGTTCAAGTTGGGTTTATTTGGAACGGCAATACATTTATTAGACCAGAATAGCAAAAAATGAGTGCATGGCAAGAATACAAAAAGAAATTAGGAGCAACAAGACCTTGGGATGTGTTGAATCCAAATACTGAATATGTTTCTGAAGAAATAGGTAAAAAAAGATACGATGTTTGTCAACAATGCCCAGAGTTAATTGATTTAACAAAACAGTGTAAACAATGTGGTTGTTTTATGAAAATTAAAGTAAAACTTAAAGAAGCGGTCTGCCCACTTAATAAGTGGTAGTTTTATGTTTGATTTTGGCAATCAATCAAGTAACGAGTACAAAAGTTTTGCCAAATATGTAAATTTAGAAACCAACAAACCATATAGTTCTGAATATGTAAAAAATAACATATCTGAATTAGAGTATGGCTATAATCCTAAATTTGATAAAACATTGTTTTACACGTTAGAAAAAAAATCATTTCTATCTAATGACGAGTGTGATTTTTTAATAAACCTTGCAACCTTGCAAAACAAATGGTTAGGCGAAGATCAGACTGTGCTTTTTTGGAGCGACAGAACTACTTCACTTTTAACCCTTGTGGATAACGCCGATGACAAAGAATACACAAAACAACTTGTTTTAAAAATACATGATGATTTAAAAACACTATTTAAAAAGAAGTTTTCTTGTGATGAAGAAATCTTTTGTGACCAAATAGGGATTGTTCGTTGGCCCGTCGGTAGTTGGCAAATGCCACACGTTGACCATGTTATAAACCTAAACCGTATATGTGGCTCTGTGATATACCTCAATGACAATTACGAGGGTGGAGAAACTTTCTATCCGTTTTTTGACAAATCAATGAAGCCACTTAAAGGCAAAATGTTTGCCCACATCCCAGACAATGAGCACTTTCATGGGGTTACTCAAATAAATAAGTGCACTAGGTATACGATAACAAGTACTTGGAGTACCGTTGGGGTTATGCAACCCTATGCGGAAATATTAAGTAAACTGCGATATTAAATTTTATTTAATATATTTTTGACTTTAGGTTAATTATCGTGCTATACTAATTACTATATCTATATCGTTTTAAAAATATAAGAGGAGAACACAATGCCTTTTAGTGGTTCCATTTTTGCTGTAAATAATACACTTTTACTTAAAAGGTCAGATACTGCCAATCAGACCCCAGAAAGCCTTTCACTTGGCGAACTAGCGATCAACGTAGCTGATGGCAAATTATTTTATAAAAATAGCACAGCAGATGCAATAATTCGGAGTTAATTTAATATCAAATGTTGTTGGTACAGCAAATCAAGTTTCTGTTGCCGCCAATGCAACTAGCGGTGTTTATACCCTTTCCCTTCCTTCAACAATACAAACCACACAAGCAAATGTTTCAACACTGTTTGTCGATGGAATTGAGATTGATACAACCGGTGCAACAACCAATCAAGTTTTAAAATTTGTTGATGGTAAGTTTGCTCCCGGTGCAGATACCGCCGGCTTGGCTGGAACAGTTCATACTGAAACGATTGGCAATGGCTCGGCAACATCGTTCACTGTTACGCATAATCTTGGTACTCGCGATGTTGTCGTGGTCGTGCGCAATGCCGCAAGTCCTTACGAGGTAATTGATGTACGCTGGGAAGCTACAACAGCTGCCACTGTAACACTTGATTTCTCTGCAGCTCCTTCTGCTAATTCTGTGAGGGTTGGTGTATATTCTGCAGTAGCTGGAGATTCAATAAATATAGGTTCAATTAATGATCTGGGCGACGTAACAATTTCATCTGTAGCCGATGGTGATTTCCTTCGCTGGAATGGAACTGCTTGGATTAACGACGCCGTAGATCTTTCAACCGACACCGTTGGTTCCTATGTTCAATCGCTTGTTGCGGGTACTGGTGTAACGCTTTCCAACAACTCTGGCGAAGGTGCGACGCCGACCATCACTGTTGACACGACGGTTATTCAGGCACGAGTTGCAGATGTTTCTGATACAGAAATCGGATATTTGAACGGTGTCACTTCGGCGATTCAAACCCAATTTGATGCCAAGGCGCCGCTTGCTTCGCCGACTTTTACGGGCACGGTAACAGTTCCAGATAACTCGTTTGCTCTTGGCACAAAAACAACTGGTGATTATGTTCAATCGCTTGTCGCGGGCACAGGCGTAACGCTAACCAATAATTCTGGCGAAAGCGCGACGCCGACCATTGCTATTGGACAAGCTGTTGCAACAAACTCCAATGTGACTTTTGCCGATGTTTCGGCAACTGGCAATCTTGTCGTAACTGGTAATCTTACCGTAAATGGAACTACAACCACTCTTAATACTGAAACTTTAGCAGTTGAAGATAATATTGTAGTTCTCAATTCTGGATATACTGGCAACGAACCAACTGCGAATGCTGGTATTGAGATAAACCGTGGCGGCGGCAGTGCCGCAAATGTTGCTATTCGTTGGAACGAAACCACGGACAAATGGCAGTTTACTAATGATGGTTCGACCTACGTTAACCTTAGCGATGTAACAGCTGCAGCTATTATAACAGCAGCTGGTGGCGATGGCACCGCTGGTCAAGCATTGACAACCAATGGCGCTGGAGTTTTAGATTTTACAACAATTGTTGGGACTACCGAAGCATCCATAATCAGTGCAGTAGGTGCTGACGGCTCAAACGGAGCGATATTGACAACAGATGGTGCTGGTAATTTAACTTTTTCAAGTTCAGCAAGCCTTGATAGCGTAGCATCAGGAGTTATTACTCTTGATGGTGTTGGTGAACTCAATACTTCAACACAATCGGTAACGGCAAACACAATCCTTACGGTGGACAGCTTTGCAAAAGCGACCTATAGAACAGCCAAGTATCTTGTCCAGGTTACTCAAGGTACTAAGTATACAACTTCTGAAGTTCTTTTGGTTCACGACGGCACTACATCATACATGTCAGAGTATGCGGTTATTGAACTCGGTGCTTCGAGAATACCAATGACCGTTTCAACTTCCGTATCTGGTGATGACGTCTTGTTGAGGGTTACGATTACAGACGCAGCAACGACAAATGCTACAGTGAAAGTTGCAAGAACATTGATAGCAGTGTAAAATAGTATAAGTTTAAAACTTAATAATAAGTTTAAAACTAGAGGGACAGTGAACTTTAGTGGCAGACAAAAATTTTGTAGTTAAAAATGGCTTAATTGTTGGCGATACTGCCACGATCAATGGCGTGACTATAAATCCGTCTGGCGCTACTGCTGGTCAAGTTTTAAAATTTAACGGCACACAATTTGTACCAGACACCTCCAGTGCTGTGATCGATAGCATTGATGATATAAACGGCGTAACATTAACAAGCCTTGCAAATGGTGACATATTAAAGTGGAATGGGACAGCTTGGGTTAATGCTTCTGGTTATGCGACATTAGCTTCGCCAACTTTTACTGGAACAGTCACGGTTCCATCGCCATCAAACAACATGGACGCCGCTACGAAAGCATATGTTGATTCGGCGCAATCAGCAGCGGAAGTTTATGCAGACGGCCTCACTGTTTCTCTTGCCGACATCACGGACGGAATAACAGCCGATGCCGCCGAAATAAATATTCTTGATGGGGCGACTCTCTCAACGGCGGAGTTGAACATTCTTGATGGTGCGACGCTTTCCACGGCTGAACTTAATTACGTGGATGGGGTGACTTCGGCAATTCAAACACAATTGGATGCTAAGGCTCCGCTCGCCTCACCTACATTTACTGGCACTGCAACTACAAACAATTTGACAGTTTCGGGCAACTTGACCGTTTCTGGAACAACCACTTCAATAAATACTGAAACTCTTACGGTTAATGATAATATCATTGTCCTCAACAATAATGCGACTGGTGCGCCATCCGAAAATGCTGGTATTGAAGTCGAGCGTGGCTCATCAACGAACGTCCTGATCAGATGGAACGAAAGCACCGATAAGTGGCAGTTCACAAACGATGGTTCAACCTATGTTGATTTTGATAAAGGTGCAGCAACAGTTTCATCAACTGCGCCAGCATCACCGGTAAGTGGACAAATTTGGTTCTATCAAGACACCGCACAAACTTTTGTTTATTACGGTTCAACCTGGATTGAAGTCGGTGCCGTAAGCAACGGTGCAAGATTGAACATAAGTTCTTCTGCGCCGCCAAGTCCTGCAATTGGTGATTTGTGGTTCGATTCGGATACCGCTCAAACGTTTACATATTATGATTCTCAATGGATTGAAATCGGTGCTTCCGGTATGGCTGCAACTATTGGTGATTCGGCGCCCGCATCCCCTGTTAGCGGTCAGATTTGGTTTGACTCGACGAACGCAAGCACCAACGTTTACTACGACTCACAATGGGTTGAAGTCGGAGGAAGTGGCGGCTCAACGGTTTCCGTTTCGGACACAGCACCAGTATCGCCGACGGTTGGAACGCTTTGGTTTGATTCGACGAGCGGCGCAACTTTCATCTACTACGGGAGTGTCTGGGTCGAGGTTGGTGTCGCACCATTTGACCAACTCTTGAGCACTCTTGACGCAAAAGGAGATTTGCTCGTCGGCACGGCCGACAACACGGTCACGAAACTGGCAGCAGGTTCAAACAACCAAGTGCTTACAGTTGACTCAACGACGGCAAGTGGTTTAAAATGGAGTACACCCACAACTTACGCAACCACTGGTAAGGCAATCGCTATGGCGATTGTTTTTGGTTAAGGAGAATTTATGGCAGCACCAAACATAGTAGGCGTAGTAACAATTAC